GGATGAGCCTCCTCGAGTGTGGACAAATCAAGCTTGGGCTAAGGACATAGTTAGAGATAGCGCTCCCGTCCTATGTATGCGAATGCCTAAAGATATGGCCGAATACTTTCAAAACGAACTTACACTTAAAGGTATATTTAACCCTGAAACAGACAAACCTTTATTTGGATCGGCTATGTTATATGTGTGGTTCAAAGAGTCCTATATACCAACCCATGCTGATGCCATTTATTCAAAAGCCATAACTTTATACCTTAACCAAAACTGGGAGTACAACGAGGGTGGGATGTTTCATTGGTTTGACGATTTGTCCAATGAATGGAAAGCCATCCTACCAAGTTTTAATACAGCCGTTGTTAATAACAGCGGGGCGCTTCATGCCATAACCCCAGTCAAGTCAAATACTCAGTTTAGGGTTACAGCACAGACCTTTATTGTCCCCTTAGAGGGTTCAAACTAACCCTGACGGTATAAACTCTCCTTATGCGTGGAGAACAAGTAATCGGTAGATTCAGCATCAATCATGAGCGTGGATCTATCATTTCAGGGACCACAAAAGAAGTGGTACGTACAGTTGGCTACATTATTGAGTGGTGGTTATATCGCCCTGACCTATCTTTTGTAGACCCTATTTATGACGTCGGTTCTTCTGGAGCTGACGGCGGTCGTCATTGGCACGGCCCACACCATATTCCAGTTATTAACGCAACTCTTACTCAAGGCGTAACAGTACAAAATGAGCGCGGTTTTTATAACACTGACGTATTAAGTATTACCGTAAACATGGACGTTATTGACGGTTCATCTCTCTCAGGCGGAGAATCACTTCCTATCCCTGAACTTAAGTATCTACCTTCAAACCCAGATGCTTATCTAAGAGATCGCGTTGTATTTAAAAACCAGGTGTTTACTCCAAAGCGTATTCTTCCAAAGGGAATCATTACAGATGATTACACCCTTTTTGATATTGACTGCTACCAAGTTAACCCCGAAGAATTGGTCAATGACCCTCAGTTCCAAGAATTTGCGGGGTATTCTCCTTTTGATCCTAAAGATCGTTTTATTAACGAAGGCACACCTGGATAATGCCTTTTAAATCAGAATCCCAACGTAAGTGGATGTACGCTAACGATAAAGATATGGCCGTTAAGTGGGAAAAAGAAACGCCTAAAGGCAAGAAGCTACCTAAGAAAGTGAAGAAAAAAAGTGGCAAAACTAAAGGTTAGTGGCAAAGTCCACGAGATTAAAAAGAATAAAAAGGGCGAGGTAATAGTAGACCATGCGGGAAAAAATGACCCAAAATGGGATAAGATTAATCTAACCAAAAAAGCTGGAGCCAAGACCGTCAAAGAAGGCGTAAAGGCAACCAAAGAGTGGCATAAAAAAAACCCTCATACGAAAGGTAAGAAATAATGTGTAAATCATGTGGATGCGGATGTTCAAAGCCGGGCTGTAACGGCGCCTGCAAGAAGACTGCAAAGAAGATGTCTCCAAAGCAAAAGAAACTTGATGTAAACAAGAACGGCAAGCTAGATGGATCTGACTTTGCTGCCCTTCGTGCAAAGAAGAAGAAATAATGGCTCAAGAAAAAGTAGTAGGTCCGCAAATTAAAAGAAAAAACGGAACCGGAGCTCCTTCTGAAACTAAAAACTACGTGACACCTGCTGCTGCTCGCAAGACCGGCAAAGGCGCCCCTACTCCTCCAGTAGCAAAACAATTTAGACGATTTGGAGAACCCAAGTAATGTGCGCCACCTGTGGCTGTGGGAAGCCAAAAGATAAGCACGGTATGAAAACTCTAGCCGCTGCTAATAAGAAGTACGCTAAGAAGTCTGACCCAAAGGGTAAGGCTAAGAAAGCCAACATAGTAAGAAAGAAGGGCATGTAATGGCTCATGATGACAAGAAGTTTGAAAAGGGCATGACCCCGGCTCAAAAGAAGAAATTTGAAAAGCAAGACGAAAAGAACGATGCCAAGCTAGCCAAGAAGGTTAAAGGCAAAGCCTGTAATTGTGGCAAGTGCAAGGCATGTAAGGCAAAGAAAAAGAAGTAACGACTTAGCCCCCGAAAGGGGGCTTTTTCGTTTATTCTTGTTTTTGACGCCGGAGCAATCCGGAACCCTGCAGCTTGACCCCCGCACTTCTCCCTTTGGAGGTTTTCTCATGATTTACTTACTCGACAGAATGGCTCGTGCTGAAACTGAAGCCGACAAAGAGCAATTCGTCCGCGGTGTTTTAGGTCTAGACAAATTCCACGCTGGTTCAATGGTAGCCGGTTGGATTGCAGGAAGTCTAATCTCTAAAGCAATCGTGGGCCGTAAATGAGATTATCAGAACTTCTAAAGAACTCCATAAATGAAGGTGCACGGTTCGATTCTGCAGCTACAACAAAGGCTCTTCAAAAGTATTGTTTAAACCGCGGTTGGCCTGCTGAGGTTGTAGACAACCTATCAATAATTAATGACGGTTCAGAATACACCGTTTACTATCCACCTTATTTGACCTCTAAAATAAACGATTTAGAGTACGGCAACCAAAACACTCAACCAAGTGGAACCTTGCGTCGATTCCTAGACACTATTGATGATTCCGTATATGCCAACGGTATTTTGGGGGCGATGTTCTAATGCCTTTTATTATTAATGAAGATAAAGCTATTAAGGCAATGCTTGGTGGGATAACCGTATCCGATAGTGGGAATCCGACTAGACCTGTTGGAGTATGGTTTGGTCAACCGGATCTAGAAATTCGTGCTCAATCCTACCCATACATAACCATAGATTTTCTTGGGTACAACGAAGACTTTGCTCGAAATCATCGCGGTGAACTTCAAATGCCTTACTTCCCAGAAGGTGTAGACACCTCTGAACAATATATGACAGAGTTTCCGATTCCAGTATACCTGGACTATCAGATCACTACTTGGGCACGTCAGCCAAGACATGATCGACAGCTCATGGCAGTAATGGCCGTCGGACAACGCATACCTCTACGGTATGGGTTACTAGTAGTCCCAGAAGACAACACGGTTCGCCGTCTAGACTTTTTGGGTTTTGCAAAAAAAGATACAACAGACGAAAATGGAAAGCGTCTATTCTCTAACGCATACACTGTTAGAGTTAGCGCTGAAATCTTGCCTGCTGTTCTTAATCAAATCGTCCCAGTGACAGAAACTAACGTCTCGCTTAATAGCCAGTCTACTGAATTCGTTCCATTAACTAACTAACATACGGCACCCCAAAGAAAACCAACTAACCCTAAGGAGTAAAACAGATGGCTACATATAGCCGGCCAGGAGTCTTCATCAGTGAAGTCGCTCTGCCTCAATCAATTGAATCTGCTAACAACAGCGCATCTCGTGGTGCTTTTGTTGGTAAGTTTGCAAAGGGTCCAACAACTTCACCAGTACTTGTAACAAGCTGGTACGAATTTGTTAAGACCTTTGGTGGACTGTCAGATTCATTCCCCGCAACGTGGGGCTTATATACCTTCTTCGCTAATGGCGGACGTCAGGTATACGTAAAGCGTGTAGTAGGTACAGGTGCTGCTTCAGCAACCGTAACTCTTCTAGACCGTGCAGGATCTCCTGCATCAACCCTACAGCTTGTAGCAGCTAACCCAGGTTCATGGGCAAACACTTTGAAAGCAGAAGTTAAAGCTGCATCAGCTACAACTTTTAACTTAATTATTTCTGATTCTTCAGGAGTACTAGAGCAACATACAGACCTGAGCATGTCAGAAAGTAGCTCACGTTATGTAGTTTCTTACGTAAACTCAAGCTCAAGCTACGTATCAGTAACAGATTTAGGGTCTTCAACCTCTGCTCCAGATAATCAACCTGAAGCAGCTGGACAAAAGGCATTTGCTTCTGGTGCGGACGGAGCAACACCTACACGTACTAACTACCAGAATGCACTAGAGGCTTTTGATCCAATCAACAGCCCACTATTGATTAACAATGCTGATGCGGCTTATGCATTTGCATCTGGTGGATCAGTAAATGATCGTGCAGCAGCAGTTCTTCTACAAGGAGACGTAGCGGGTTACGCAGAAACTCGTGGAGATGCATTTGCAGTTGTTGATGTCCCAGCAGGATTGACAGCAACAGAAGCTATTACTTACGCAGCAGATGTTAAGGCAGCTTTTGCAGCAGCAGGAGATGGCGGAAATACAGCAACTTACTATCCATGGATTGCTGTTCCAGATCAACTAAGCGCAGCTACAGCAGCTACCCGTATTCTTCCTCCAGGACCAGCAGCTATGGGTAAGTACCTAGAAACTGATGCAACTCGTGGAGTATTTAAGTCTCCAGCTGGTTTTGGAACTAGAGTTTCAAACGCTGTAGCACTAGAACGTTCATTGACAAACACTGAACTAGATGCCCTTAACGTTGCAGCAGCTCCAGTAAACGCTATTCGTAACGTTCCTGGTGCAGGCATTGTATTGATGGGTGCACGTACTTTAAACAATACCCCAGGTGAGCGTTATATTAACGTTCGCCGTTCAATGATCTTCTTGAAGAAAGAACTTACTGATCGCAGTGCGTTTGCAGTCTTTGAGAATAATAGCGAACGCCTCTGGAATCAGATTCGTACCTCGCTAACTAACTTCCTTCGTGACTACTGGTCACAAGGTGGTTTACGCGGAGCTAACCCATCACAAGCGTTTTACGTAAAGTGCGACGCTTCCAATAACAGCCCGGCCCAAATTCTTAGCGGTCGAGTAAATATTGAGATTGGTGTAGCCGTAGAATATCCAGCAGAGTTCATTGTGATCAGCATCGGGCAGATCACCGGAAGCGCTTCGGCGTAAGGAGATAAATAATGGCTAATGCATTTACTAACGTATTGTCTACGTTAGCAACGGATCCAGTCCGTAACTTCCGGTTTTTGGTAACTTTCTTACCTCCTACCGGAGCTAACACCCCTAATTGGTCTTTTGATGCCAAGATGGGCTTTACTTCTGTCTCAGGTTTAACTGTAGCAACAGAAGCAATCCAATACCGTGAAGGTGGTTACAACACAACAGTTCACCAGCTTCCTGGTCAAACTTCATTCAGCCCGGTCACATTTAGCCGCGGCGTGATGCTAGAAAACTCACAAAACTACAAGTGGATGCGCCGTCTGTTCTCAGTGATCAGCTCTGGTGCAACTGCTGGTGTTGGTGCAGATTTCCGTTGCGATATTGATATCGCAGTACTTAGTCACCCAAATGCTAAAGGACTTACAGTTGCAAGCGCAACTGCAAGCGGTGGTACAGATCCACACGTAGCTCTACGATTCCGTATCTACAACGCATGGATCACAAACCTTTCCTACAGCAACTTGGATGCAGGTGGAAACAGCCTTATGGTTGAAGAAATGACTGTAGTGCACGAAGGTTGGGATGCAACATATGCAACTGACTATACTGCTTCAGCAGCTGACTTCAATAATGGTGCTATTCAAGGTTCAGAGAACGTTAACCAATAACTAACAGAAGGTACATAATATGACTACAAATACTTTAAATGCCGCAGAAAATCCGGCATTAGCAAACAAAATAGCTCAAGCAGTAACAGAAGTTCAAGTTGAGGAGGCGATGGGATCAGTACCTACAATTACTATCCCATCGCTTCCCGACACAAACATTGACCTTCCTGGTGGATTTTATGATCCAATGGAAGATCAAATGGTTACAACTGCTGAGGTTAGAGAACTAACCGGAGCAGATGAAGAAGCAATTGTAAAAATTACGGAGCCTGGGAAAGCCTTGATGACTATCCTAGAAAAAGCTACCGTAAGTATTGGTGGCAAACCTGCAGACAAAGAAACACTAAACATGCTTCTTGCTGGAGACCGTGAAGCACTACTTCTTGGAATCAGACGAGTTACCTTTGGTAACGAAATTGAGTTAGAAGCAGTGTGCGATCGTTGCCCAGAATTGCAAACTTTTAAGATCGATCTTACAAAAGATGTAAAGGTAAAAGTTTTAGACGATAGAATTGCTGATCGTCGTTTTGTCTTAGATCTTAAAGTAGGAAAAGTAAAGGTAGCCCTACCTACAGGGGATACTCAACTAAAGCTAATCAACGCTTCAAATAAAAACACCGCAGAGCTTGATACGTTGCTTTTGAGTGATTGTGTACAAGAAATTAATGATGTCCCAGTATTGGGTCAAGCTCAAATTCGTAACCTTGGTATAAAAGATCGTCGAACACTTCTAGAAGAGATTGCAAACCGCAATCCTGGTCCATTGCTTAGTGAAGTAAAGAAGGCCTGTGGTACGTGTGGCCAGGAGGTAGAACTGCCATTAACACTGGCAGACTTGTTTCGTTCATGAAACAAGCTACCAAATGCTCATTGACTCTTATGATGTTTTAGCCCAGTTCTATCCGGGCTGGTCATTAACAGAGTTACGAAATTTGTCGGTAAGGGAACGTTTAGTTTTCATATCTAAAGCAGCTGTAAGACCTAAGGTGGTGAGTTAAAAGTGGCAGTAGATCCTAAAGGAAATTTGGGACAAGACTCTCTTGCGGTAACCGGTAAAAAAGCAATAGAAACTGTAACCGGTGCTATGGAGAAGGGTCTAGATAACGCTGTAAAAAAAGCCACCTCTTTAGAAAAACTCTATGAAAAGATTTATAAACACATAGATAAATCAGCTAAGATTCAAGAAGGAAAGACTTCTAGCGGACTTGGCTTAGCTTCTATGGGCCCTGGTGCCCAATCTCTAGCAAACGGTACCTATGGGGCTGGGGGTCAAAGTAGAGGGCAAATGCTAGGCATGGCGGCTATGGCTGTTGGTGCCGGTGCTATGGGCATAATGCCAAGCACAATGACTGCGGTGTCGCAAAGACTTGCAGCTGAGCAAATTGCTATGTACTCTATGGGAAACCGTGGAGGTGCTCGTGGAGTAATAACCAGCGCTAACTCTATGGTTGGTCGCGGAAACATGACCAGTGCTATAGGGCCTACTATGGCTTTGGGACAAGTGCTATCTCAAGGTGGCTATGGAACAAATTCCCTAAGTACAAAGAACATTATGGGTCAGCTTGGCGGTATGAGCGCTGCCTCAGGTATGTCTAACGAGGCCGCTGCGGGGGCATACGCAAGCCAAAACGGTATGAACCTACTTAGACTAGGCATTCGTCTAAGAGACTCCAACGGCAATCTACGCCAGCCAAATGAGGTTGTAAACGATATTTATAACCGCTTATTCCGTGGATCAACGCCTAAAAATCCAGAGGCGATGTTCTCACCAAACACAATTGAGTTTCAAACCATTATGGCAGCTGCCGGTGGAAGCCAAGAAGTATTTCAGCTTTACACAAGCATGCTTATGCTTCGTATTAAAAATAAGAAGCCATTAACAGCGTCACAAATGAAGAGCGCAGGTGGCGTTCTAAATACTATGGGCATTAAAGGAAGCGTTCAAGGAACCAACTTTAACTACCAAAGCTCACAGAATAGACTTTTGCAGGGAACTGAACAAGGATTAGTAGGCGGCTATCAAGGAGCTCTTGGTGCAGCAACCATGGTAAATAATGGCATGTCCGCTCTTGCTGAAACTTTACCTGGAGTAGTAAATGGATTAGCTGCATTAAAGGGTGTTTTAGAAACAATGCCTATGGCCGGTGGGGCTGGAGCAACAATTTCTGGTGCTGCAGGTAGCGTAGGAAATATGCTTATGATGCGTGCAGCTTTAGGTGGCGGTGGAGGCCTAGCTAGAAGCGGAGCTGCGGCTGCTGCAACTGGTGCCGCTAAAGGTATTGGAAAAGGAATTCCAATTCTAGGAGCATTGTTAAGTGCGTTTGGTGGATATCAACAAGGTAGGAGCAGTAAGAAGTTTAATTGGGGGTCTGTATTTGGTGCCACAGCAATGGGTGCTGGAACTGGTGCTCTTGTAGGTGCAGGTACTGGACCTGGTGCTGCAATCTCAGCTTTAATTGGTGGCTTAATAGGCGGAGGAAGTAATGCTATCGGTCAGCTCTTTGGTTCACACCAAGGTGGTGGATCAGACGGTACAGGTGTAGCAACTGGTGGCGGTAATGTTTCTAACGCTGCTGTAATGGATCCAGGTAAAGGATACGCCGTATCTTCTGATTTTGGAACCCGTAAAGACCCTAATGGTTCTGGGGTTCAACATCACGGAGGTATTGACTACGCAATGCCCGTAGGAACTCCAGTTCTAGCTGCAGCTGATGGTGTAGTAGACACTGTTACAACACAAGCCAATGCTCATAGAAGCATGGGTACATATATTGTTATTAAGCATGAAGGTTTTTATACCTACTATGGCCACTTGAGTAGAACCTTAGTTAAAGTTGGAGACACTGTACGCCAGGGACAACAAATTGCTTTGTCTGGTGGCGCTAAGGGAGCCCCTGGAGCAGGTTCTTCTACTGGACCTCACCTACACTTTGAGGTAAGACAAGACAAATCAGGTAGGGGTCAAAATCCAAGAAATTGGTTTGGAAAAGTAAAGTCTAGTGTTGCAAACCTATTCAAAAGCAGATCCGATGTTTACAAGGAATACGGAATCTCTTCTCCTGTAGGTACAGGTACCGGATCTAAATCAGACATACTTGGTGGAAGTCGATTAGCGGCTTTAATTGCTCAAAAGGGCCCCCTAAGTTATTCAGACTTACAAAATGGAGATATAGTTTCTTGGGCTAAATCACATGGGTCTTCTGAGGTAAGTGATTACTTAAAGTCTGCCACAACAAATAGTTCACCTGATTTGGTATCAGGTGATAACGGAAGTATGGCGTTTGGTTCTCGCAAGGGACTTATGAGTGCTCTATATCGTCAAGGGTTTAGGGGCAAATCTTTAGAAACTGCTTTTGCTGTAGCTTTAGCTGAGTCTGGTGGTCGTTCAAAAGCGGCTGGTGATACTGGAATTCAAAATGGAACGTACGGTCCAAGCCTTGGAGTATTTCAAGTAAGAAGTTTAAAGAAGATACGCCCCAACACTGGAGATCAATGGAGAGATCCTAAGAGACTAATGGATCCAGCGTTTAATCTTAAAGCTGCTTGGGCTATTTCAAATCAAGGTAAGAATTGGGAACCTTGGTCAACTTACAATAATGGATCTTTTACTAAATATTTAGATGATGCACAAACTGCCGCTAGAAAAGCAGGAATTAAAGTTGGTTTTTATGGTTCTGAAAGAACTGAAGAAGGCTTGACTTACACACACAAAGATGAAGTTTTGATGACTAAGATGGAAGCAGACCGCGTTAGAAATCGCCCAAGTTCAGGTGGTGGAGGGTGCGTAACTGTAAACATGAACGTTAATATTGCACAAGCAAGCGTTGGAGAAGTACAGGTGCTGCTGCAACGCTTTAAAACAGCGCTTGAACAAGATAAAATTATTTCTACGATTGGAAGTTACTAATGCCTAATTACGCACCAGACGGGTATTACTACACTGTAGCGGCTTATGAAGCCAAGGGGTATGAAAACGTACCTGCAACTGGAGATAGTTTGTATGGTTGGTTGCCTATAAACTCTGCTAAAAAAGTAAACACAGACAGTAAGGTTTTATACCGGGTATCTATATACGACGGCACAGCGGGCCTTCCAGGTCTTATTGTAAAAGACGATCGTTCAAGTGGCGGGTCTAGATTAAACGGCGGAGGAGATTTTGCCTCATTTAAAACAGATGTTAAAGACGTAGCGGATATTTCTGGTATTAGAACTATTAATGATCGTTATTACGATTTTACTGTAACTCCTAAAAAAGATGGAACTGTTTCTCCAAAGCTAGTACCACAAGTAGAGATTAATGGTATCTGGAGAGACGTAAAAATTAAAACTGGGTCCAAAATTCCTAGCGTTGTATTTACTAAAGCTGCTACTGCACCACAAGTGCCATCTACAGTAAAGGCAGCTGATGCTTATGATAAAAATGAACCCTACCAATGGAATGCTTGTACCAATACTTGGACTAGAGTGTGGCATACCGAGGTAAAAGAAGTACCTGCACCAGGTCAAAATGGAACCACAGTTATACAATACAAAGTTTTTATAAAGTACTTTGATAAAAACGGTGATTCAAAGGGTTCAGATAAGCCAATTACTAAAAAAGTAAACGGCGTAACAATAGCTTTAGAAAAAGCTATTGAAGCGCATGTGCCTGGAAGCCTTACTCAACTAGCTTTAAGAGAGTTAGATGCTGCTAAAAACTGTGCTAAAGCAAGCTCTGGAGGCACTGGAAATAAAGATTCAGCGGTAACTATCTCTGGTTCTGTAAAGTCAGCAGATACTTTTAACCCACCACCACACATTATGACTCGTCACTTCTCCCCTATAGCTTGGGGCGGTACAGACTCCTACGATGATGGAAATGCCTATAACCAGCTAGGCATGATATATCAAGATCCAGATACAGTTACCAATACTGCAAAAGTATACGGATCTACTGTTCAAAAATTTTGGGGATTTAGGTTTTTATTTAACCCAACCTTTTGGAATTATCAAATCAGTGCCAGCAACAACGTAGACTGGACTAGAAAAAATGAAAACAACGCCGTACTTATTACTAGTGGTGTTGGCGGCACTATGTCTTTACGTTTAGTAATTGACCGCGTTGCTGACATGAACACTATGCGTAGATGGGTAATGAATGGTAGGAGAGATACCATTGGGTCTCCAGACTACCCTAAAACTTTAACTCCAGAGCAATGCGAAGGACTTTTACGTAGAGGTACGGAATATGACCTTGAATATATGTTCCGAGTATTTAATGGTAATCCTGAAAAGTCTACTTTGTTGGGAGCTAAAGTTGGAGATTTAGAGATGGATACCGCTAATTTGGGGTACGTAACCTCTTTGCCGTTTGTACTAAAGTTAAACGATCAACAAAGGTATAAAGTTATTCTTTCAAGCCTTACTGTTCAGCATGATATGTTTACCCACGAAATGATACCAATTCGTACGCTTGTTGACCTTGGAGTAGAACGTATTCCAGATTTCTACAGCAATACCTCTAAGTATTTAACTATTGATACTCAGACTCAACTTATTCAAAAGCTACCTTCTGCAGCAACTAGTAGTGGTTCTTCATCCACTAGCAGCAGAAATGGCGGGGGACCAAGAGGGGCGGTAATTGACTAATGGCTGTCTACAGATCATCTAGGTACTACACCGGGGATGCCCAACAAATTAAAAATAAAACAACTGGTTTATATAACTGGACTGTTTATCGTAAGTTTCCTGGAAGCACCCGAATTAATTACATTAATTACACTTGGGTTGAAGGTGACCGCATGGATTACCTAGCGGACATTTACCTAGGAAGTGGTACTTTGTGGTGGAAAATTATGGATATTAATCCAGACATTGAAGACCCCTTCTCAATAAAAGAAGGAACAGTCATAAGAATTCCAAGGAGTTAATATGGCTATTCCTTTAAACAAAAACCCTAAAGCAATTTTGCCTATTGAAAGACCAACGTTACGTAAAGTTACCTTTCAAAAATCTCCTGATTTTCCCTTAGTATTATTAAGTGCAAAATTGACTCAAGAAATGGATGCTCACGACATACTTGTTTTAAAGTTTGCTGGAAAAGTAAATGAACAAGACTCTACAGTTGTTTCTGGGGACCCAGTTACTTTTACGTGGAGCAGCGGTTTAGAGCAATCTACTTTTGTTGGGTATGTACACAGTATTAAACCTACCACTTTAGAGGACAACGACACCGAGATTTATTGCGTATCCCCATCTTACTTACTAAAAAATACCGATCAAAAAATCTATAAAAACGTAACTGCTGATACAGTGGTTTCAAAAATTGCTGCTAAGTATGGGTTAAAAGCCGTAACACAACGGCACCCAAGAGTATTTTCTTCTATTGCTCAAGCTGGACAAAGCGATTGGCAACTACTAAGAAGTTTAGCAAAACAGACTGGTTTTGCATTAAAAACGGAAAAAACAACAATTTATTTTATGTCAAAAGATAAACTTACCTCTTCTAGCAAACTTTCTGCTCCTTATTTTTATGTAGAAGACATAAACCCCTCTTCTACAGTAGCTTCTCAATTTGGAACTATCTACAGCTTTAAACCATTTATTTCTGATGAGGCCCCTGACATGTTTGGAGCTACGGTAGATCGAGTTGTTAGCGGAATTCATCAAACTACAGATGCCCTTATAAGCACTACGCATGCGTCTAAGCCTGGTTCAAAGTCAACTCTGGGAGCAGTAACTCCTAGCCAAGCATATTTAGATGGGGAAATTTAATGGCATCAACACACTCATCTACAACTAATAAATCTACTTTTTTAAAGCATCTTCCTTTTGAAAGTGCTACAACTTTATCTGACGCAAAATATATCGCCTCAGACAGAGCAGAGACTAATCGATATAAATATCGCGGTGTTGCAGTATTAGCTGGAAATGCTGCTGTAAAAGTAGGTCAACTTATCTACCTAGACAAGTTGTCTCAAGGCATGTCAGGTTATTGGACAGTATTGCGAGTAGATCATATATTTGGGAGTGGAAACGCCGCCTACCAGCTAGAAGTACTCTTAGGTACCGATAAACTAGGGGACGTGTCGACTACTATAGGTACAAATACAGAGGTAAGAGATTTTGCTGCAGAGCTTGCGGAGCAGTCCTTAGATGCAGCCCCATCTATGCTTAATGATTATTCCTTTGGTATAAACGCGGGCAATATTGAATCTTCTGCTGACTATGCAAAATCAAGCAAGGTAGCTCCAGCAGCATATGCCCCAGCTGCCCCCACTACTTATGAACCTAATATTTATAAAGACGATATCCCTGACTTTTCGTCAGTAAAAAGAACTACTAGTTGGGTGGCAAAATAATGGCTACTAAAAACGATGATGTTGACTACATGTTGGATCCTCAAGGTAGGCCTAGATTCTTTGGTTTGTATGAGGGAACAGTGGTAGATATAAACGACCCCTTAAAAAAGAGTCGCATAAAGTTATCTGTAACCGTTACTGGAAAAGAAATTACAAACTGGGCTAAACCGCTGTTGCCTATAACAGTTAACTCAAACCACCCCGACCATCAAGAACATACCGCTGCTCAAATAGCTGCACTACTAACTACCACAGCAGCCACAGTTACTTCAGGGGCGGCTTCAGCGGGAACAGCCCACACCCACTCTGTAACTGTACCTGCGCTTACTGTGGTGGCAAAGGCAGGGGCTGGTACCCTAAAGCATCCGCACAAAAC